CCCCGCCAGACTGGTTCTCGGCATGGACTTTCGAGTTTTTACGCGCCCAAAATTCCCCGCCAGACTGGTTCTCGGCATGGACTTTCGAGTTATCATACGCCCAAAATTCCCCGCCGGACTGGTTCTCGGCATGGACTATTGATTTATCACACGCCCAAAAACTCCCGCTGGACTGGTTCTCGGCATGGACTTTCGAGTTATCACACGCCCTAAAACTCCCGCCGGACTGGTTCTCGGCATGGACTATCGATTTATCACACGCCCAAAAACTCCCGCCAGACTGGTTCTCGGCATGGACTTTCGAGTTTTTACACGCCCAAAATTCCCCGCCAGACTGGTTCTCGGCATGGACTTTCGAGTTTTTACGCGCCCAAAATTCCCCGCCAGACTGGTTCTCGGCATGGACTTTCGAGTTATCATACGCCCAAAATTCCCCGCCAGACTGGTTCTCGGCATGGACTATCGATTTATCACACGCCCAAAATTCCCCGCCAGACTGGTTCTCGATATGGACTTTCGAGCTATTAAGCGCCCTAAATTCCCCGCCGGACATATCCTTCACACCACAAGTAACGCCGAGCGCAACGTATACCTCTCCTTTTTTTGGGCTTAACGTCTCGCCGTTCTTTACCGCGTGAATTCCGCAACGCTCGAAAGCCTCCACTGGTATATTTCCGATTGCGACTATTCGGCTTTCAGGCACTTTTATTTTCAGCCCATGTTCTTCTACTATAACTCGCTCTCCTCGCGTCTCATGCAATTCAAGTCTTTGATAGAAAAACCCCGCTGATATAGCCCCAGGCGCGAGGCCGTGAAAACCTCCACCACATACGGGTTCAGGATTCCAGTCTGGACACTTATTCCAAGCCCATTTCCGCTTCCATTTGAATCCGTTATGTGTTACTCCATCATTGCTTGACCGTAGCATCCAATCATGTGTGTCAAGCCACGCGCTGTTAATTACTGGGTTACTCATTCTATTCCTCCTTCTTATATCTTTTGTTTGGGGGCGGGTTTCCCCGCCCCGGGTAAGTGAAATTAAGATTATTTTTGCATGTATCTCATATAGATACGATGTTCCGCCCATTCGTCGGCCTCGAACTCACACTTCCCAATACGAACACCGGAATTGCTAAGAGTAACCTGTTTGACGCTCCAGCGTGGGGTTAGTGGGTCAAGGTCGATATCGTCGAACTTACTCTTGCCATCCCAATGGCTAACCGTTACCCTGAGGATAACACCGTCGTGCCAAGCGTAGATGTCCCACTCTCTGCCGTCCGCCATCTCGGTGATAATATCGTCGTCGATACGACCGATATAGCCCCTCCCATCGCACTCGATACCTATTAGATGACAAGGTTGGTGGTCTTCTGTTAGTAGACCACCCGTCTCGTAGTGAGGTAACATGCAGTGCAGGATGTCGTATAGTTCCGTGGTTCCACGAGGATCGGTGGCATACTTAGATATGGTTAGGTCGATCTTATCGCGCCACACCTCGATGTAACATCCGTCTTTGACTGCCGCTACCATTGCGTTTGTGATGCCAAGATGCTCGACTTGTGCTTTTCTGATTGCGCTTCTCATTTTGACTCCTTTGCCCCTTTTAGGGTCTTTTGTTTTTTCTTGTTTTGTTTTCAATCGGGCTTTTCTCTCGCCCACATGGAATATAATTTTTTTTTCGAAAAAAACAAGAGAAAAAATAAAATATTTTTATCCCTGAAACCCTTTATTTATAAGCCTTTGAGCGAAGGGGGCGAAAAAAGATTAAAAATTTTTTTGTTTGCCTTTTCCGTTTTTTGCCTTTTTCGACCGTTTTCATGATTATGAGATTTTGCAAGGTTCTATAAGTCATTATATATCAACTACTTACATCTTGACGGCTTGCGGATTTGTCCTGTTTTAGGGGGTTTGACAAAATAATAACCGCCCTTTCGGGCGGTTACAAAGGAGCGTAAATGAGTGTAGCGAGCTATCGCATAGACAATATAATTCTTTCCCGTGATTTGTCAAGGGCAAAAAAACGGTTTTTCGTAGGTTATTCCAATCGCCCACGAACCCGCTGTTTTACCGCCTTTGCACCAATACGCGATAGCGTTGTGTCCTATCCACAGGGTTAACCATCGATAATATATCCCGACCTGAACACCGGTTAATAGTCCGATTCGCTCCGCTTCTGTAAGATACACGACGCCGGTTCGCTTGCCTATTCGCCCGCCCCACCGTTCCGTGAAGTCCCAGTCCGAAGCTTCGCCGTAGTAAGAGCCGAGATATAGGTTGTCTCCGATCGACCCGCCGGTTATTCCGACAGCGGGTTTTCCGGCGAAAAGACCTACCGACGCCATGGCGCGGTATTCTGTATTCATGGCGAGTTCCACCTCGACCCCGCCGACCGAGAAAGCGGCGGCGGCCATGGCGAAGAAAAGAATTGCTATATGTTTTGTTGACATCTTACCACCTCCGGAATCGTTTCCATCTGATCAGTTCAGGGTCGTAATCGACGTGGACAATACCGCCTTGCCCGTATAGGTCTGAGCCGACGCCGCCCTCAGCGAAAATCTCCTCGGCTATCTTAACCACGTCAAACCGCGTCAAACCGGTTCTCTTGAACAGTCCTAACCAGCCCCAACTTGGCACAATGTCGAAACCGGTGCCGCGTAAGTGCGCGCTTCCGGGCAAACCTTTTTCCTCGTCCGGCATCGCTCCACCGGCTTTTCGGTTTGCCTCGGAACACCGGCATCCGCCTTTTGGGGTGATTCTAAGCGGCACGTCCATGCCGGTTCTTCGGCATATCTCACCGCGCACAAGCTCAAGCCTTCGCAGAGCTTCCTCGCCGACGTCGCCATCGTGCCGTCCGAATCCACAACCGCAGTAACAGGTTACCTCGGCGACGGTGAAATGCTCGGATAACTTATGTTCGAGCGGCAATAGGTTCATTTCGAGGATTTCCTTCCGCCGCGGACCTTTTCCACGATTTCACCCGTTTTTGAGACCCCTTTTACCGTGTGCCAAGGGCTCTTGTCGCGGAAAAGTAAGATAACGTCGAGGATTTCCTTTTTCAATTCCGGCCAAGATATATTTCCGTCGCCGAAATCTGCCGTCGCGATCAGAGCCTCGCCGAACTCGCGCATAAACTTATATCCGAGGGCAAGCGAAATACCGAAAGCCGCGAGAGCGCCGAACACAAAAGGCAAAACCTTCTCCATGAGAAAATCTACCCATCCGGGCAACCCTATTTCCGCCGCTTCCTCGACGGCCTCGGCAACCTCGACGGCGCTGATACATTCGCCCGTCAAGATAGACACGGTTTCGGCGGCAAATACCGCCACGCCCGCGAGAATAAGGAGCGCGATAATAATCGTTTCGATTCTGAGTTTCATTTTAACCCTTCCTTTGCAAGAGTGTTTTGATGTCGTTTTTGATTTCTTTGATGTCCATTTGGACCGCTTCCATACATCGATCGTTATATTCTATTCCCTTTTCGGCGGCCTGTATCCTCGGTTCCAACCGGTCGAGCCGGTCGCGATGCCGTTGGATTTCGGCGCGCTCCGATAAGAATATAAACACAAGTAGCGTAAGTGCAACCGATATTACCGTTTGTATTATCGTGTTGACGAACCCGAGTTTGCCATTGATTTTCTCTGCTGTCGGCGACATAGTCCTCCTATCCGTAATATCCTGATTCTATGAGTAGCATTATTATCTCGTATATATCGCTCCAATATCGCATATTGTTGCGTTCCCACCAGCTGTCAAAATCACCCGTATATCCCTCGTCGTTCAGGTCCGAGATTATCCGCGTCAACAGAGCGCGCAAAAGAGAACACGCGGCAGGCGGGTAACCGAGAACATCTCCGATAAACTCAGTATGCTCCCACGGCGACCCCGGAAACACCGGTATCATACCGTTGTAATACCATCCCCACTGGACGGCATCGTAAATAACGAACTCGAACCAGAACGCCGTTTCTTCCCAAATCCGGCGTAACGATACCGGCGCGGAAATACCCGCAACGAACCCGCTCAAGCCCAAAGGTTCCATCTCGGTTTCCAGAACCGCCCACTTCCGTCCGTGGAGTTCGAACTCGCTCCACAAATCGAATAACAAGGCTCTACACAACGGGGACTGAGCGTGCAACCGGCGCGGCTTGTAAACGATATAGTTCTGTAATCCTATTTTCTCCGCGAAGTCTTCGGCGAATACAGTTTCTTTCAAATCGACATCGGCCTGTTTGGTTTCCCACCTTTTGATCCCGATTGTCATTTCACGGTCAACTCCGTATTCAACTTTCACAGATTCGAAGTTTTGATCCCAATATCCGATTTCATCCTCGTTGCCGTCTTCGAGCGTAATGTGCGGTAACAGGTCAACTCCCGTAGCAACGGGTTCTCCGGGCGTTCTGAGTTCGATACGCATATTCGGTTTTATCCACGCCCACGCACCGAAAATCCGCGCCGCCGCCGAAATAGATTTACCAACCGATTCGTTGGCGGTGAATAGGCGCGGCACCGCATCCGGCGTGTCATGCTGTAATCTGGCTATATGTAGAGCGTCGTCGATATAACCCGCGTGCCCTTGCGGACAATACCCGATCGTTGTCGGCATGTTATCGGTTCCGGTTATTGTCATGGACGCGATGTTTGATTCTTTAGAACTCGCGCGTTCTCCGAAATACAGCTTGTCGAGAATTTGGAAGCGGTCGTTGACTATAATCAAAGCATCATAGTTATCTTCTTGCTCGATATAGCAAACACAGTTTGGATAGCGCGGCGAATCTAAATAATAACACTCGCGCGGCGTTCGTTTTTGTGCTCTTTCAGAATTATCTCCAAATATTTCCGCCGACACTGTTTCGATTGTATTGTCGGACAATACTCTATTCCATGTCCACTTATCCTGTAATTCATTGTATCCGAGAAACGGGTATTCCACGTCTCCAATTTTGTGTCCGGGCAAATAGAATCTTATCTGTCCCGTTTGATAAAACGGATATTCGGCGTCTCCCAACGCTCCACTCCAAGAATAACCGCGCCCACCCGAACGTGGTGATACGCAATATACGTGCATTCCATCTACCCGCCGACCAAACACGACCCAAAAATCCGATTGCCCATGCGAATCTCGAGTCGCTGTTAAAAAACTTAATCCGAACGTAAGTGTTATTGGATTGAAAGTTGCAGTCCGCAACCTAAGAGCGCCGCCTGAATTATCTAATATGGCCATCAAAACATCATAACCATAACAATCTTGCGGGGGTATGTTCTCGTCGCTATCAATATACATCGGAACGGGTTTTTCAATCAATCCGTCAGAACCCTGCACGAATGGGTCATATAAGAATCTCGTTCCGGCGTGATTTGAAGGTGGTGAATAAGACAAACTCGATATATCTGTCCCAACCGGAGATTCACCCGAATCAATATCCACCTCCCGAACAAATATTCCTCGCCTTACCCACAATGTATTGGAGTTTTTTCTTATAATCTCGATATCTTCGCGAGTCCGTGCCAAGCTTCTAACTATCGCTTTTATCCTCATGTCCCATATCGGCGGTAAGTCCTCTATGTGATCATCGACGCCGTGGTCGTCCGGGTCCGCCTCGTCGCCAACGACGAAAGGCAACTTGTCCGCAAGCCTGTCAAATAGCTCTTTCCGGTCGATTAGAGCGTAATCATCCCCGCACCGGAACCGCCCCGAAAAATAGGTCAAATCGTTAAATTCGAGTATTATGTAGTCCCCGCCGTTGACGAACCGCGAGTTGCTCAAAAACCCGCGCCACACACACCGCGCCGCGCCGGTGCCTTCATAAGCCGCTCCATAGTGCGCAAACTCGTTAGCCGGAACGAACGCGGACAAGAGTAAGAGGTATTCATCTTGCCGCTCGACGAAGAGTTTGAAAGGTAAATCGTCTGCCATACCGCCGTAATATCCGTCGTGGTTAGGTATTTGCAAAGTTAGAGAACCGCACGAAGTCGCCTCCAAATCGCTTCCGAGCGAATACCGGAAAGGGCTATCCTCGATAATCGAGCCTTTTATTTCAGCTCCGATAGCGGACGGACTCATGAGTTCACCGTAACCGGTTGTGTCTCCGGTCGGCGAACAGCTTATCCATTCGCCATCGAGCAATTTGAACCCTTGTATGTGATACTTTACGCTCATGTTCCAATTTCGTAAATCGGTTTAGGCGGCATAGACGTGTTTATTGGTATTCGCTCGACGTATCCGTCTGTAGTAATTTCGAGGGTTACCTTTTGCACAACCGTTTTTCCTTCGAGTGGTTCGAATATACCCGTTCTCCGCGATAACCGGAAATTAACGAACGGCCAACCGGCAATACCCGGTCCGCCCCGAAAAGGACGGTGAGCCGAAATAGCGCGTTCGTCGTATCCGTGCGGAGCGAATAGCATCCGGCACTCGGGAAAACGGTCTCGAGAAGCATCGATGTTGATGATGAAATTTATTACGTCGAGATAGTTTATCAATTCCAGAGGCATAAGCCCGCCGCCGTCAGCGGTTCGCACGGGGTCGTTCGCGCGCAATATCCATTCGAGTTTCGCGTCGTAAAACGTCCCGGGAATAGACTTATGCACTTCTCCGGTATATTTTGCCCTTTTAACGATACCCTCGTTCAACTCGAATTTGAAAGCGGTCAAAAGCGAAGGCATAAGACATTCGACACGAACGCCGCCCTGTCCGATAAGGATAAACGCGGGCGGCGTTACGGCATCGCCCCACGTGTTTGGTTTTATGTATGCGTTAGGATCAGCCACCACAATAACACCTCGCCACAACGCCGCTACCGCCCATAGGTTCGTTTTCAATTCCTTTTTGGGGTTTAACCCTACTCAAGGTTTGGCAACACGAAAAAAGGGCGTTTACGGGCTTAATTTTATCAATAAAATAAATATATATTCTATATATTCTTATTATTAAAGAATTATAAAGATATATAAAAAGAAAAGAAATAAAATAAAAGGGAGACCTATATGGTGACCCAATAGGTCTCCTATTTGCTGAGCTATTAGGTGAGCTATCGCTTTCGCGAAACGCTGTATCTATGAGTGTTTGCCCTCTCATCGTTTGCCCTCTAATGCCCTTTCTTCTTTCAAAATCCTGTCGGAATAATAGGCCGCGCCCCGCCTTTTCCACTCGTTAACTCCTGCAACATCCGACGTTAAAACGGCACCATTGTATATTTCTTTTATCTCGGTATGGATAATCCTGTCGCCCGAAACGTTATTCACTCCCGAAAGCCTCCCGCCCCGTGAACTTCTTAGGTCGTTCAAGATTTCCGGTATCAATTCAAGTTTCGCAACCTCTTGGAACGAGCCTTCGCCGCGCATCGGAATATTGACCGCCTCGTCTCGGTAACCCTCGATGAACCCAACTTGCCCTTTGCGGATAATACCGCCCTTGTAATACGGTTGCGCGATAATAGCCGCTGTCTGAGCCGCGCCCGCCGCCGCCACAACGCCCGCGAGAATAACACCGAGGATGCCTCCGGGGTCAGCGAGGGCACGGGTTACCGCAAGGGCGGTATTCGATATAGCTTGGGATACCTTCACCGACTTTTCGATTTTAGCGATACGTTCTTTTTTCTTCGCAAAATCCTCGGTTATTTCGGCTATCCGCTGTTGCTCTTCGTATTCCGTCAATCCGCGCGCCTTGACAGCGTCTATCTGTTTCTGCATCTGGGAGTCGTATATGTCAGTTATAGCGGACATGGTCGAAGCTATATTGCTTTGCATCTGCCGGAAAGCGTTTTCGGTCGCCTGCCGTTTCCGCTCTTCGTTTTCTTCGAAATTCTGAGCGTCTTCGTCGCGGAGTTCCTTCTCCCAGTCCAATCTTTCGCGGGCAAGTTTGCGAAGGTATATATCCGTTTCCTCGGCGCTCCATTCCTCAGCGGCGGCCTGTTCTAATATCTGTTGTTCGCGCAATTCAAAATAACGGGCACCGGAAGCGATTTTTTCGTCAGTGGTCGCTTCCTCATTCGCAAGGATTCTGTCCCTTGCGCGTTCGGCAAGCTCTATTTGTTCATTGAGAAGCATATCCTGCAAGGCCAAATCCTTCTCAATAGCCTGCAGATTCAAGGCGTCGATTTCGTTTTGCAATTCCATTCTTGCAAGTATTTCTTGCTGGTTCGCGCCTTCAATTGCGTTCATTTTGGCCTGCAGGTGCGCAACGTATTGCTCAAAGGAAATTCGGCCACTTTCATAATCAAGCCGGACAATTTCATCAGCGGCGGCGGCTTCAGCCTGCTGGAACTCTTTCATTTTCCGTTGTTCTTCCTCGGATAATGCAATATTAGCTTCAGCGCGTTTTTCCTGAGCTTTTTCAAGTTCCGCCGTTGCTTGCTCAATCTGTTCGGTTATTTCTCCGACGCCCTTAAACTCAATACCATATGCCTTGAGTTGCTCTGTTAGATATTCGAGGGTTTCCGCTTGACCGCGCTGGATATCCGCTTGCGCTTTCGAGACGTCAATCGCTTTTTCCTGCTCTCGGATAGCACCGCGTAAGTTGTTGCGCATAATTCCGAGATTGTCCTTCAAATCCTTAATCTGCTGTAATTCCTCTGAGGATATGATTCCAGCGTCACGCAATACTTCAAAATCTTTTATGGTATCATTCGTTACTTTGCCCGTTTCCTCAATGTCAGCAACCGCCTGCCGGAAAGTGCGGACTTTTTCTCCTGCTTTTAGTTTATCAGAACTATTCTTTAGGGCTTTTGCAAGATTCTTTTGTGCTTCAGTAGCTTCATCGCTAACCTTTTTCGCCTTTTGAAGTTTATCGATAAACCAACCGAGCGGGCCAAGGGACATTTTTAATATCTTCGTTAAGTCGTCAACGCTTTTTCCCGCGTCGTCCGCGCCACCTGCCACAAATTCAAGGGCTTTCCCGACCGGCTCCAGTAACCAAACAAGAGTATCAATTAGCTCCCCGATTAATTGCAAGACTGGTGCAAGTATTTCCCCGAGGATTTTAGCAATCGGTGAAAGGATTTTTGTAATCGGTTGCAATACCGTAAATAATTCTGTTACGGTGTCCACCACAAGGTTTATCACCGGCTCCAGCGTTTCAAAAAGTTTTACAAGGGTCGCCTCAAGCGTGGCTTTCATTTTTTCCATCCGCTGTGCCGTGCTCAATTCAACCTTCTCAACCGCCGCGTCCGTCGCACCGGCACGTTCACCTAATTTCGCTATTTTGTCCGCGAGAACATCTGATTGTGAAGACGTCGCGGCCATAACCAACGGCATAGCGCGTATTTGCGGGAATAGTTCGGCCATCGCTTCCGCTGATCCATCAGTAGCCGCCGCAACAATATTCAAAGCGTTTGCCAAACCCTCTTCTTTTACAAGCGCTTCCGCCGAGGCGTATCCGAGGGCTTTTACGTGTTCCTGCATAGCGACTGTAGGGCTCATAAACGCGGTCATTGTTGCGCGCAATTGAGTGCTCACCTCGTCCGCGTTACCGGTAACTCCGGTAAACGTAGCGTAGAATCCAGACAATTCGTCTAATTCGACCCCCATAGCTTTCGCAATCGGAACGACTTTTCCCATGCTACCTGCAAGTTCCGGCATGGTGGTTTGACCGAGTTCGATGATCTTGAACACATGGTCGGAGACGTCGCCGATTTCGCTCCAGTCTTTGCCGTATCCTTTGATTATCGACGACATCAAATTGAACGAATCAGAAACTTCCGCGTTTCCGGCTATAGCGGCGCGGGTGGATTGTTCGAGAACGTTCATCGCTTCCGTTGCAGGCACCTGAGCCGAATACACGTTATAGGCCGCTTTCCGCATATCGGATGAAGCCTTGCCGTATTTCGCGGATAGATCCAGAATATCATGGCCTAGTTCTTTCAACTCGTCGCCGGTCTTATTCGCCATAATACCGACTTGAGCCATTTCCTCGCTATGACTCATTAACGCCGAGAACCCTTTTTGCGCGAGGACTACGCCGCCGATAGCCGGAGCGAGTTTACGGAGCGCACCGGTTAAGGCGTTCGTTCCGGCCGGAGACGGCATACCCGGAAGCCCGCCACCGGCGGGCATCTTCGGAGCATCGTATTTAAGGACTATTCGAAATTCTTTTGCCATTTTTCAACTCGTCGTTTTGCGCTCTACAATGCCTCTAATTTTCGTTCTCATTTTTCAACGGCCTTGCTTCCGTTTCCGTTTGTGAAAACGCACCTTGCCCGAATAGCGACGTCGTGGTGGCGAAATAAATCAATCTCTGAATTGCCGCGTGTATTCGCGCGCTTCTTCCTCGATTATCCTCTTGCGCTCTTCTCGCGACATACCGGCGAACCGGTCTTGTCTCGGTTTCAAGCCCGCGCCTTTCCACCTGTCCGGGTCGGCCTCCGCGAGCGCGTTGTATTCCGCCGCTATTTCCATTGTCAAATGAGATATAGCTAAGAGTATCGGGACTTCGCGCCGGATGCGTCGATAGTCGGCTATTCGTTTCGTTCCGACGAGGGCGAAGAGAAGCCAGTCAAGGTCGTTCCATCCTCGGGGGGTATATCCTGAGAACTTACCTCTTCCTCCTCCGGAGACACTACTTCCGATTTCCATAAGCTCAGCAAGCTTCCGATAGGCGCGCACCAGTTCGAGTTGCTGGCTAAAAAAGATTGCAGAAGCACTCCGGGCTTCAATATGACTTTGCCGGTTTCGTCGGTGTCGCCTTCGATAAGATACGTTATCGGAATACGGGACACGAATTTCATATTCCGCTCGAAGTCTCCGGCTTCATTATTCTCGGGGTCGGCCTCGATATAGTAGTCTCGGCTTGCCGGACAAATCAAAGTTGCCGCGAGTTTCTTGAATATCGAACCGGTCGTTACCAGCTGGAGAAAAGCCGTCAGGATGTTTTCCTCGTTGGAGAAATCGAATTTTTCGTCGGAAATGAGAGCGATGAATCGTGGCGATATATCGACCAATCGGTTCATTTGCTCGATGTTCAGTAATGGGACGTGATACTCTTCGGTTTGCGCAGGTATTGTGAACTTAATCGATGTCATTATGACCTCCTATTTTTTGGTTTTCTTGAAACGGATATTGAACCGCTCGTAATTCGGTTTGGTTCCTTTCAGGACGCTATCGATAGCTTCCGCGAAAAAAGCCGCGCAATCGCGGGTTTTCGCCGTTTCACCGTTACCGGCTATTTCAGCGGCTATTTTCCGGAGTTCAGCTATAGCCTTTTCCGCCTTGTCCGCTTTCGCGTCTTGCGGTTCTGGTTTCTTCGGGATTTTATCCTCAGCCATATTCTTTCCTTTCTTGGGTTTACGGGGCGGGTTGTTTGTCCTAACCAATCAGACGGACAGGTTATCCGCCCCGTTTATTCTTAGAGCAATCCGGCTTCGCTATCGCCAAGAACGATATCGGTTGTCATCTTCCAGCACACGCCTTCCGGATACCCGAAATAGGACGCCCAACCGGACGACGGCTTCACGATGAGGTCTTCGACAATATCGGTTTCCGCATCACCGTTTGCATCGGTTGTTAGAGCTATCCGCTCGCCGGTTCGGACGTAGTATTCCTCGCCTGTATCTGTTACGGAATGCATCGCCATAACGTCGAGATATAGCGTCTTTCCGACTATCGGATGACCGGAAGCGTCGATCAGATGGAGCTTGAAATTATATGTCGAGTGCGAAATCGACTGTTTCAAGCCTACGGCGAACGACTGAGCTTTCACGAACGTTCCGCGATAGAGTGTCCGAGAATTGTAACCCGCTTTCGTTACCACGACATAATGCGCAACGCCTCCGTATGCCGTCTCGTCGAGATAGCACACACCGTTTGCATCGGTCGTTAGGGTTTCGATGGTTACGTTATCCGAGGTTCTCTTCACGAGAACAGTCGCACCGGCAACGGGTGTCTGCACGGCACCGGAAGTAGCGCCTTCACCTTCATACACGACGCACTGAGTGCGCGCTCTGTCGGGTTGCAATGCGATTTCGACCCACTGCGTTTCGTCCGCGGTGGGCGAAATCCAGTGCAGTATCTTTTCGAAATTCGCGCCCGCGCCGCCCCAGTTCTTCACTATTGACAGATAACCCGCCTTTTCGGCTTCCAAGTAATACTCGGTCGCCGCGGCTTGGTCACCGCTCGTGAAAAGACCACCGGCATCAGTGTTCCCGGTCGAAAGCACGCCGTCGTCGGCTTCCTTTTTTACGGTGCAAACAACGTTCTGCAAATCGTTTCCGGTGTCGGCATCGATGATATGGAACTGTATTGTTCTTGCCACTTTTCACCTCCTCCTTACGAGTAGAGTGTTCCCGGCCATGCGCCGAGGGTTGGATTGTTGAGATGCAAACCGCCCGCCCTGTCTGTTACAGATAGAACGACATTCCGCTTTAATTTTGCGGGGATAGCGGTTACACCCGGACGCGATTCACCGGCGGCTTTGAATGCGAGTAGCCTTTCGCTATCCTTCGACGCCGTATATTCTACGGCTTCGCCGCCGACACCGGCAACACGCATCTCGAATATCGTGCAGATAAGGTCGCCGCCGTTCTCGATTGTCGAGAACATCCGGTTGTTATCGATAAGATTCGGAAGAATAACACACACGCGGAACGCAGGCATTTCGCCGAATCCGGTTATGTCGATAACATCTGTTTCGGCGTAAGGAGTGGCTGGATCACTACGCGGTTCACCACTTACCGCCGCGAGGATATCCGTGGATATACTCAGCAAGTTTGCCGTTACCTCGCACGATTCGAGACCGAGCGCAAGACGGGCAACATGGCGGGGCGCGTTGTCCGGTTCGACAAGATATTCTTTCGGTTGCCATGCGCATTTCACTTCTTTGTTGTATAGGAGATTTCCTATGTCTCCTACGGGGTTGTAATCAGCGGACGGGTCAAGCGCCTGTATGATTATCCAACCCGGACCAGCTTCGATTTTCGGGGGCATTATATCACCTCCTCGGAGATATATTTAGATTTTTGTAAACATCACCATCGCTCCATAGGTATTCGACAACGAAACTAACTATTCCAACGACACACTGGACACCGGCAACTTTCGAAAGGTAAGTCGAATAATTCCGATCCGCCGAGCGCCCGCCGCCGTCATCGAAAAAGCGGAGGTTAGCGAAACCGGCTTCTGCAATTTCAGTCGCTTTTGTATCGAGAAACAGGACAGCGTCGTCCATGTAATCCTCGGCGGTATCCATTGCGAGAAGATAGCTTTCGTTCGTTTCTGATAGGGCGCGAACCGCAATCACGATATCAAAGAACCCTTGCCGGCTTTGCCCTTTTGCGGGATTGCCCGGAAAGCTATCATATACCGAATCACCGCGCCCCGCTACGACAAGGTTAGGAAAATCAGATGATTTCCGTTTCCCTATCGCGTCGAGTCCGTGTTCGAGAACCGCGCATTGCCGCGCCCCCGAATACTTCTCTTCCAGAAAAGCCGGGAACCCGTCTCGCAGTAACTCGTAGAATGTCATTCTAAGTTTTTTCATTGTCCAAATACGCTATAGAATCCATCGAAAAATAAGTCGTCGAGACTGTTTTCAACGACATCGTTTAGGGCTTTCTCTACATAGGGATTGCCTTTATATCCGGGATGCATCACCGATTTAACCGGATGTGCCGCGCCTTCCCAATAAAGGGCGCGGGCGTTTTTCGCTGTTATCATATGTGGCTTTGAACCTTCGTGCAACGCTTCAGCATACGTCGCCTGTATCGGTATCGTAGCTTTCATAGGACGTTGTCCCGGAGCAGTTACCTCCGGTGCAAGAATAGACCGCCGCAAGTTGCCGGTTACTTCAGGGGCGTAGATCGTTTTCGCCCTCGACCGGACACGGTTCGCAACTCGAAAAAGCGTGTTATACAACGCCTTTTCGAACATTTTCGGCAAATCGCGTATGTCAACTTCGCGCGGCATTATTCCGTGCTCTCCTGTTCAAAATCCGCATAGTAAACGGGCGCGGGCATCTGAGAATATCCGGCAAGCAAATAGTCCGAAATCATCTCCACCGCCGCTTTTGTTAGACGCTTCTGTTCTTGAGTAACTTCCTCCGGCGCCAAAAAACGGGTTGTGTGCGATCCTTCCGGACTATTCGTTCCAGACGTTACCGTTATGCCTTTTCCGGTATCGTGCCGATTAACGGCGGGCAATGCTTCCCTTACCGCAATTAGAGCTTCCGCTTCTCGGACAGCTTCGCGCAAATCACCGGTTGTAGCCGCCACCGCTTCCGCGTAGGAGCTATCACCTATCCACCGACGAATTATTCTGGATGCCCGCCGAAGCGGGCTATCCAGATAGGTAAGGTCGTTCACGTCGAAGAAGTTCCCCACCTGCGCAACATATGCGGTATCGGCTACCGGCATTACGGCACCAACACCCTCACGCAATCCGTGTTGAACCGGTAGAACCCAACATAGAGCGAGTAATCGAACTGATTCCACTGCCCGTTGATGATTCTTGCCGTTTCAGCGATTTGGGAACCGCGCTCGATATACCGGCGGAGTGCGAGCGGCGTGTAAAGGCCGACAATCTTTCCGTCGAGATCGGGACCGGAACCGTCCGGAGATTTGAAGAACTTCACCGGCTTGCCGTAGATAGGCGGAAGTTTCGGCTGGGTAACGTTATATCCAGTCGTCGGGTCGGTGAAATGAGTGAGGGTAAACAGTGTCCGCCCGTTTATGGCTGTCAAGCCATCCGCCGCCGTAATAAGCAAATCCGGTTCACGAACGGGGTTTGCCGTGGCACCCGCATCCTCGTTATCCGAGAACATGAGCCGGTATATATCCGGCATCGTGAGTGCCGCCGCGAGAAGCGAGAACGACGTGTATCCGGTATCGAGTAACGTGTCGAGAGCCTCGGCGACCTGTCTCCGGTAAATTTCGTTCGCGATGATTTCCTGATACAGGATTTGTGTCGAGCCTACGGTCTCGCGCCTACGGGCTTCGTCGGTTATGCGGACGGAAAACCCGAATTTCCGGAGGTTAACCGAATCGGCGGATTCCTCGATAGAATACTGCGCGAAGGGCGCGCCTTCGACGCCGCGTTTCATCTTCTTTTTGTTTTCCGGCAAAACGAGTTTGGTTACCTTTGCCGCGCCCGAATCGATCTCGATTGTCGTCTTAATGAAATCGGTCGGCATTAGCTCGTTCGCTCCGAGGGCGTTCTCGGTCTCGAAGATGATACTCTCGATGAATTCCGGGAACAGTCCCACACTATCGGGCTGGAAGAATATTCCCAGCTTCGAAGACTTTGTAATTCCGCGTAACTCCAACTGCCTCTGGAAGGCGTTGATAGGAACGCCGGAATCGAAATCCTTCACCATCCAGTCGGCCAAACTCGCGTCGAGCTTCTGTAGCTCTTCAGCTTCGCGTTCTGCGATATAAACCGACATTGCCTTTTTCTCGGTGTGCGCACGCTCGTAGTCGGCGGCGGTCAGAATAATCTTCGGGATTTCGGATATTTTACTGAGCTTTTTCATTCTTTCACCTCCTACGGCATGATGAATGTTACGGTTTTCGCGGTCGTATCGACAGCGATAACCAGTTGCAACGGGCTTCCGGCGGCGGCGGCGGCGGATTTAACCTTACCCACCGTAGCGGAACCGACAAGACGAAGCCAACCGACGGTCGGATTCGTGCCCGTGTATTCCAGAGTTACTACGCCGTGAACCTGCACCGCGCAAACTTCCGCCGCGCCGTCCACGATTTTTTCGATTTTCCGAACGACGCCACCAATATCGTCGTTCTCGGCAAGTAATCCCCAAGCGAGATCGCCAACCGGCTTGACGGGTTTATCCTCGTCCGTCCCGTGGGTAAGCGAAGAGCAATCACCCGGGAGAAGGTCGAGTTCATTCCATCCGTCAACGTCAGTGATGTATGGCATATTTGCCTCCTTTTCTTGTTATCGTTATTACGGCAAGGTATCCGCTGTTACGGGTATTACACCGAACCGCACGGTTACACCGCCGTCTTGAACATCGAAATACAGAGTGTCGTGGCCTGCAGAGACCCCGAAATACGTCAGTATCGAGGGCGAGCCAATACTTATCCCCTCGTTAGACAGTCGCGGGATATGGGCGAAATTGCCCTCGATATAGAGGGAATCCCCGGACGTGAGCTTTTCGACGTCTATCTCGCCGCCGAACGCCCACGCAAAAGTGAACGAATCCGCGTAAACCGTTGACGCGTTGATAAGACCGGCGGCAAGGCTATCCCACGTGCTGAAGAACCCGTGAGCATTGCGGAAATAGGAATTGCCGTGTTGGGCGATTAGGACGGTGTCGGAATCGATGGTCGTGAAGGTATCGGCAACGGCCATGAACTTGTTTTCGCCTTTGTCCTCGCCTACGACCACGATAAAAGAGTCGTTAACAGTGTTAAACTCTGTATCGTAATGATATAGCCACAGGTATTCGCCGAGAGAAAACTCGGATGCCAGACGATTACCAGAACCGGATTCTCCGCATATCTGATAAGCCGTAAGGGGGGGTTGGAATCCTGCGAAACCTATGCATGTCGTCTCGACCCGCGCTATATTGTAACCGGAGGAATCTCTAACCCCATCCCAGGCCATGGTGTCTCGGACAATGTCTATCAGACCGGCTACGCGGAATAAACCCATGTCATTGGTCGTGTAGAACTGCGCGGTATAATCGCCGGAAACATAGACGCCCCTGCCGAAAGCAAAGGAATAATCTCCGTATGCGGTGTTATTAGCGCCTCCGGGGACGACTGAATTATTACCTGTAGCCGTATTACTCTCTCCACCGCCTATAACCGACGAAATTCCATAGGCAGAATTATTATTACCCCCGCCTACTGTCGCCCATTCTTCGACCGCTCGATTGAATGTGCCACCGGAAACGGTTGCTCCAATTGCGTTAGCGTGGTTTCCACTACCGCCACCTACTGTAGCGTTTTTTGCATCTACACCGCCGATACACTCCTGGCCGAGCACCGTTTGATGCGTCCCAAGAGCCTGCGAGGCATAACCCATGACATAGGACTGGTGAGCGTTGGCGTCGATATAATTACCCCAGCCGATAGCCACGCCGGTCGCATTGACCACAGAGGCGGTGTTGGTATCGCCGACATAGAACTCGACATAGGATTCAGGCGTAAAAACAGTAGTATCGAAGCGTTCTACGAGCGAGTCCACACGGGCGAACACATCCATCCCGGACGAACCGATAAGCGCACCGGAAACACGGATGTCGCCGCCTTTCTCCACAATGAGCGAAGCATCACCAATTTTGATAGGATTATCGCTCTCGAAACGTGTCGTATCGCCGTCGTCCCAAATACTCGCCGAGTCCGCGCCGGTGGCATCGGTAACGATTAACCGGTTGCCGTCCACGACTACGTTTTGGTTGAAAATCCAGTGGTTATAATACCAACTCGCCACAACGTAATTCACGCCGTCGTGTCTCATGCCGATGTCTGCACGGTCGCCGGACTGATAGATAAACGAGCTATCCGTTCCCCACCACCACGCGCGGCCTTGGTTATCGAAACGCATATCTTGCCGAGTGGTTATATGGCCGGTCGTGAACCGGAACGTGTCGGCTTCAAACAAGAGTGCCCCACCTAACGTCTTTATTAAGATCGAACCGGAACCGCCGTTATTCACTCCGAATTTACCGAGGCTATCCATACCCACTACACGAGTTGCAAACGCTTTACTAACAGGATACAACGGCGAACCGATAGTGTCAATCTGAGCGAAGCGGGTATAAAGGCCGACATACCTATTCATGCCGTCTCCGAGCCGCCTACTTACGTCAAGGTCAGGCACAAGGCTTACGTGCACCGTGCATACCTCCGTTCCGTCGTTCGAACGGAGCTTCTTAATTAATAGGGCATGCGCTCTTACGGTGTCCTGTGCCCAAATCGATTTGAAGCGTAGGCTATTCGAGCCGATACTTCTAATCATACTTGCACTCGGCAGGATATCCCCGTCAACCGCCGCCTGCCACGCGTGAATGGTGTCTCGGATATCGCCGCGCACCACATCCACCGTTTCGTGGACAGCCTCTGTAGCGGAATTGACCGTGTAATCGAACCAAGCCGTGTCGCGTTGTTCCGTGTAGGTTGCCACGGTCGGCCAGTGGCTCCACGGGATAAGGTTATAATTCACTCCGGGCAAAGCCAGAGCAACGGCGGCCAAAAGAGCGATATAGAGAATCGACTGTATAAGTATTCTCTTCATATCGCACCTACTTTCCGCCTACGCCGAGCGATCTGAATTTCTGCGGCGGCGAGGGCGGGTCTTCGTGGTTGCCGTCGTCCGGTTCGGTAGTCTTCGAGCTACGCCCCTTGTCCGGCAAGTTTTCCGCGAGTTCAGCGCAAAACATATCGCTTGCGTATCGGATCGCGTTCTCGTCCGAACCTTCCAGCATAGCCGAGAGCGCCGGATTAACCGGTTTACCCGCATCGCGGAGAGCCTTCTGTGCGGCCAGACCGGCATCGCGAACCTTGTTCAGTTCGCAATCGAATTTGCCCGCCTTTTCGGATACGCTTTTGATAGCGGTAAGAACCGCCCCCTCGTCCGCGTCGTCCGGAAGGCCGAGCATCTTTCTGATTTTTTCGAGCATTACTGCCTCCTTTTCGTTGTCAGTATCATTATCTTCGTCGTTTTCACCTTCCGCTTCGTCCGATTCACCGGATATCGCGGAAAGCCGTTTCGCGTTCGGGTCAGCGCCGTAGAGGACAAGCGACTGTTCCCAAACATCGGTTATTTTGGTTAATATTATTCTTACAATTTCGCCTTCGACTTCCGTACCGAGCATTTCCCAGAACGCCCACTCGTCAAGTTTCGGATGGCTTTTTTTCCACTCAAAATAGAACTGCACCGAGGTCGCATTTAGGGTTCCCATTTCCAGACCGCGCGAAATAGCAAACCCGAGGCTTTCATCGCGCGCCTTGTCGATGTGCAGGTTGCCGTTTATTCCGGGCGGCGTTCCCGTATCCCATACGGGATTACTCGTAATACCCACGTTATCGGTTATCTTGAGCGAGTGGTCGAGTTGCACGGGCTTTCTGTCCCACAACTTCACCGCCCGTTTCAAAACCGGTTCCGGGACGTCGAGTAAGTGTCCGGGGATAAGAGTCGCCGACAAGAACCGGAAAGGAACGGTTAGATACAATTCCTCGGGGTATTTGCCTTTGTCGTGTTCCGGTTTGACGGCAAGCTCGATACCGGCTATCGAAGATATCGCCGAAAGAGAACCCGTGCGAGACGAATTCGGAATATCGATCGCCGCGGAAAAGTTAAATGACCCTGTATCGGTCTTCTTCGATAACTCGGCATTCCCTCCGGTTAATCGCACACCGCTGGCGAGAATTTTGTCTTTCACTTTTTGCCTCCGAGTTTGGCCGATCCGGTATAGGGCGTTTGGCGAGAACCAGCTGAACACTCGTCGCAAATACTTTTGAGCGTCATCTTCGTCGGCTTGCCACGCATGCGCTTAATTACGCGCCCGCACTTCTGACATATTACCGTTACCATAGCCATATTATATCCTTTCGTATTCTTCTATTAAATCGTGAAAACATCCGGGGTGGAAAGGCGGTAAACACAACCCCGCATCCACCATCGCGTCCCAGTCGCCTGTGCGAATGGTTTCCGAACCCGCGCGAAGATGCTCGAGATATGCATCCTCGGAAAGGCTCATTTGGCTTATCATCGCAGAGTGCTGTATTCGAACGTCGAACACTTTGCCCTCGAGCGGTTCGCATATTTCGCAACACGTAACCGTCGTCCCAATTTTCGTTATCCGCACATCGGCTTGATACAACTGTTCAAGCATCGATCCGTTCCGGCAACGCATAACGAACGTGTCTTGTATCCGTCTAATCTGATAATCCGATAGATGACCTAACTCGCGAGTGAAAGCTGTCCTAAACGCACTGTAGGCGTCCGGGTTGGTTCGCCGGAATATATCCGCACCCCGTTCCATGTATTGCTCGCGCAAGAACCGTTGGAGTGCGAGATTACTGTTTCGCGCGGGGTCATTCCATAGGGTTGTCAAGAGTTGCGGTTCGAATCGGTTCGCAAAGGCAACCAGAGCTTCCGCGCCCGTGCCGAAAGTGAACCGTATCGGAGAAGCGCCGCCTGTCCAGTAGCTCCGGTCGTCGAGCACAAAGAATTGATAAAGCGCCCGCGCCGTCCCTTCAACGGCACTCGCAAACTCCGCCGCCGCCGCCGACCAACCCGCTCCAACAGCGGTTGCGAGTTGACGGGCAAAGTCCGCTTCATCTGCGAAATCCGTGTGCGAGTGGGTCATGAGGAAGGTCTCGACACTCGCGTCCGAGTAATCCGCCGCCCTGCCCGCCGCTCTATTCACGGATTCGACGTAGCGCCGGAAAAGTTGCCGCGCCCGTGCACTGCCTAAGTCCGGTGCGAGAATACCGTGGTCGAGAACGAATATCCGTTTCTCCGATTTGACCGCCGGTTTTTCTTCCAGTGTTATGTCGGGCAACTCGGGGACTTCGTCGTAACCGGCTTCCCGGACAGCCTGTTCGTGGGTTATGTAGTAGCAGGATTCCTTGAGTGCGATTGTTTTTATTCTCAGTTCCTCGGCACGGGCTTCTTTTTCCGGATCGAGTGCGGATATGTCCTCAAAATTCACCACAACCCGTTCAGAGATACCGTGTAGAGCGAGTTCGAGATTGATAAAGTAAGATACAAACTGTCCGGCAAGCCGTTGCGCGGTTTCCGCCTTTGCCCGTGCAAGGGCATACATAACCGTCGAGAACGCTTCCGTGGTTTGCCTTGACCGACCGAATAGAGCTTCCGCAATACCGGTGCCCGCGGATATCTGCTCCTCGTTCATTTTGTAGATTGCTTCGAGGCCGCGAGTGTCCGATACTATTTGAGTTAGTTCGTATTTGATATCCGACGTGTGCGCGCGCACCGCGTCTCGCTCATGTTGTTTTTCTGAGGCTATTATCTGAGCTTGATAAGCTACGTTTTTCGCTATATGAGATGGCGAACTTTCGTAGTCCCCTTCGTCGGGTGGCAATGGCTCGAATGATATGTCTCGAACACCGAGGAACCCGAGCTTTTGCACGATGTAATCAACGTTGGTAAGGATATTGTCGCCCCGTATAATCGCGTCCACGGCGGCGGTCATCGGCGGTTTCGCGTAAGGTTCGCCGGCTTTCCAGAACTCCGCGCAAATATATCGGTAAGTAAGAGTATTCAAGTGGATAAGTTCCGTGCCGCCGGGAAGCTTCTGGTATGGCCGGTATTCTCCGTCCTCGAATTTCCACCGGATTTGCGGAACGGGAACCTGCCATATCTGTTTTATCCGCAAAGGGCGCTCGATTTCCGCTTCACCGGACAACGCCCCGTATTTCGCGTAACCGTTAATTAGGGCGAGGATAAGACCGTCGATACCGCCAGCAAGCGGAAAACAACGGGATGAGAAATCTGCGATTATTTCGAGGGCGCGGGGACTAAGGTCTTCGCCCGTTTCGCTTGCTATGTCGTGCCGCGTCGAGGCAAGAGAACTTATGATTTGCACCGCCGCGGATATGTCAGGATTATAGAGGTAAGCGAGTTCAAGGTATTCCCATATTTTCGTGGAGGGCGGTTCAAAACCGGCAAAAACGGAAAACTGAGCGGCCATCGATTCGGCGGTGGTTTTCGATCGCTTTCCTTCGGGCAACGCTCCGGGCACTACGGAAACGGGTTTCCGTGCCGCCGCTTTTTTCTTTGCAATTTCGTAACCGAATATTTCCATACCGTCCTTAAATGAAACCGGCCTGCATGGCCTATTCGCCAAGCAAGCCGGATATTTTCCGCTCTTCCTTCCCTACGAGCTATATCGAAAATAAGTTTTTAATTACGATTTGTCAACAGCTATTTTTAAGAATTAGTTTTATTTCGCCACCACGACGTCGCTATTCGGGCAAGGTGCGTTTTCACAAGCGCAAAGGCAACTAAGGCCGCCGAAAAAAGAGAACGAAAATTAGAGGCGTTGTAGAGCGCAAAACGATTAAAAGACCGTCGGCTTCCGTTTGGTTCCGTCCGTATCGAATTTCACGCCTGCCCGTTCCACGGTTTCGGTTATCTTGAGGTTCGTTATCATGTTCTCTCCGACCTGTATTTCAATCCGAACGTACGGGCGTAGCAAGCCCGCTTTCCGTAACCCCTCGAGTAGCGCCCGTTCTTCCGCGTTCGTCATTACACCGCGCCCGGAATGATGTGTAACGGCTTCCGTTTCCGCTCTCCGGCTCCGGCGAACAGGTATGCGAACGCGCTCGATGCCGTATCCACTTGGTCGTCGTGGGTTTTACCGTCGCCGGAGAATAACAAGAACTCGTCCACGTATTCGCGATTCCAACCGGCGCGAAGCAACACGAATTCTCGCGCCTGTGCCTTCCGTTGGATCGGCAAACTACGCGTGAACTTGTCTTTGTCCGCCGCTATCCCGTAAACGGTGTATCCTTCGCGTTCGAGGGTTGCCTGTATATCCTGCACGGCGAGTAATTGCATACCCGCCTTCTCGATGCCGATAGGGACGTAATGACCGTCCGCCTTTGCCGTCTCGATTATAAGCTTCCGCGTGTCCGGATATTCGAACCGTCCGCGGATAATATCCTCGCAAAACATCGTGTCCCCGTGCCGAGAATACAACCCGCCGACCGTGTAATCGGAGCTTGTCTTCAAGCTCGTGGCCATGTCCCAGGTCCGAACCCGTTTCCGGGTGTCCGCTGGAACGGTATCGGCGAAGGTGAACCACTCGCGCCGGAATGCTATCCCATCCGGCATGATGTCCCAGTTCCCGTTCATGATCCGCTCTCGTTCGACCGGAGTCATCTCGGCAAGCGATTGCAAATAATCGTCGCGATCGAGCGCGGGGTTATCCGCTATAAGTGCCTTGATAAACGGCCTCTCTAGACTGCCCGGATTGACGAATCGTTCCTTAACCCACTCGTGCCCTATGTCTCCGGGGTTACTCGCCGCCCGAACGCGCAACGGTATATCCACGCCCTTTAACCGGCGTAGCCATCCGAATAGATACCGGTATTGCGTCTCGGTGAATCCGGTCAATTCGTCCCAGCCGATGTATTGATACGCGCCGCCCTTGTAATTCGTTTTGTCGCTCTCGTTCGCCATATGCCCGAATGTAAGAGTCGCACCGGACGGAAAAACCCATTGCTTCTTACCCGCAACCCATAGGGCGTCGGTATCGTCCAGCCACTCGTGTGACCGAGATAAAAGGGCTTCCGGTTTGTCCAGTTCCGGGAATGTCCGGCGAAGCAAAAGGGCGTTGTATCCGGGGATATCCACGTATTGGAGCGCGCCCATGAGAAGAGCGTCCGACTTACCACCGCCGCCCGCCCCTCCGTAAAAGGCCTCTCGGTGCGGCAATAAAAGGAACGCCGCCTGCTTAGGCCACGGGCTATGAAGGCAGTATTTTGTCAGGCGCGGGGTCAGCATCTCCCTCAGACGGGAGTTGGAAGACACCAGCGTCAACAAGGATTCTCGCGATTTCGGCATAATCGGTTACCGCTATTTTGTGTTCCGTTTTTACCGGCTCGCCCCCCTTGCCGGTTACTTCTATCCGGTTTACGTGCACCCAATCCAGTTTACGGCGATTACAGAGCCAGAAGATACAAGCCGCCGTTTCGGGGGGTATTTTAGAAGTCTTTATAGTCCTGTCGATTAATACTTCACCGGTCTTCGGGTCTATTATCGGTTTACCCATGTATGTCATCGGCTTCTCGTGCACCTCCGAAATGAACTCCGAACCGAGCGCACGTTCAAGTAATGATTCAACAACCCCCGAATCCGTGTAGTCCTTGCCCTCTTTTATAGCGTCACGGAAAGCGGTGTGTTGTAACTTCCACTCGTTTATGGTTTTACGGGTTACCCTGAGCGCTTTGGCCAAGTCAGGGTCTGTCCCGCCCAACCGAGTAATCATACGAGCGACCGCCGGACAACGTATATCGTCGTATTCCGGCGGCCTTCCACGCTTCTTTACAAGCTCTTTATTGTCTTTCTTTGTAGCGATAAACTATGTCTCCATTGCTATCTACACTATTTGGGACAAGAACACCATCAAATATCTTGTATGGGCTATTACCAGCTTTCGGGTTATTCCACAGATATCTGAGGTAATCATACATCGATTTATTGTGGAAAGCCACTCTATTCTCTAACGATGTAGTGTTAAATCCCTCCGCATTGCCGTATTTTATACTTTTTCGCTATCAACAAAAATTATTTTATTTCTGTTTAGGCCTCGCAAATAATCCAGGGTCAGGACACTGTCCGCCCGCTTCCGGCTTGGAATTACAATCGTATAATCTTGCGGTTTAATTTTAAGGCTCACAGTTCCCATTAAATCGTTTTAGGTTAGAAGGGTAAGGTTAGCGCCGTTTATTCCCGTTGGGTTTGACCTTGACCGAACAGGGCGCGCATATAAGTGTGTGTCGATTGACATTACTATCCCGTTTTCGACTTTGATTATCAGTTTAGGCATCACTCCGTCCCTTCGGTGATGGTTGCGGCCAGTTTCCGTCCGTATTCCCGTATCTGCTCTTCTGTTGGGTTCTCCGGCAACCCGCGTTCGATATCCTCGTTTTCCGGGTCGAACCGGTGCGGTTTCTCTTCTGGTGGAAACGGGCGAAGTTGTGCCGAGTCCTTGAAATTCCGACCGCAAGCAAGGCATTGCAAGCGCGGCGAGTTATTTCCCGTCGCATCCTCGAACCGGTGAACCGGCTCTGACCGGTAACAGAACGGACACCGGTATTCCTCCGTGCCCACGCGACGCCACACGGCTTTCGGTTGCACTGTTTGTGGCGGATGCTGTTCGATCAGTTTCGTAACGGTGTCCGGCCGTATCATATAATCGAAATCCGCAACCCATCCACGGTCGTTCTTGCCGAGATGAAAAGGGCTTCGTTCCAGCGCCGTGCACGCGGACTGGAAACTTTCTATGTAATTTTTGTCCTCTTGGAATCGTTGATGCAGTGTCGATTTGCGTTTCGAGGTCAATTTGGCACACGCGGCAAACCGCTTTCCGGTTTTTTTTGTTAGGGTTTCGGCGGCCTCGTTCCAGATGCGGACTATCTCTGCATACTTCTCCGGCACGGCGGGTTTCTCCGTTATCTCCGGTTTTTCCGGTTCTGGTTTCGACGGATTTTGACCGCGCCCGTAATTCTTGCCGGCTTCTCGCTGTCGCCGGACAACGGCTTCCTGCTCACTCGGATAGTGTCGGACAATTATATCCTCGCCTTCCCAATCCCAAAGCGGGCAAGCGCGATCGATTTCGGCTTTGAATACTCCGCATAGCTGTGCCCACTTCCGGTCGCCCCAACAGCGAGCGCCCGTTATTATTCCGCCCGTTTCTTGTCTCGCGCAATAGGCCATGAGATTTAACCACGTCGCACGATCAGTCGGTTCGCTACCGAGATAATCCTCGGAAGTCAAGACCGCAATCGGGATGTTTAGATACTTCATTTTTTTACTCCTGTGCTCACTCATAATGCTCTTTCGAAAATTTACCAAAATATCCCCGGAGCGCGCCGACGTGATGACCGTTGGGGAGATGGCGCGCCCCGAGAAAAATAGGCGCGGCGGGGATGAACCGCGCCTGCGTCCGCTTTGCATAGGGTATGTTGGTAAGGTTACTCATCTCGATGCTAATATAATCCTTTTTTAGATTTTCGCAACCGGTCGGAAGGCGAATAAAAGTTACTATACCGTCCGGCAAATAGTGAGAATCGACTGTTTTGCCCAACGGCCTTGTAACATCAATGAGCAATTTTATCATGTTCATTCTGTTTCCTCCTCCACCGTAAGACCGTTTCCAGGCATTCCTCGACCGACCCGAACCCCGCTTTCCGGGCAAGACGCGTAGCGATTCTATGCGCACGCATCTTCTCTTCCTCGGTTAAGGTTACCGTAGCACGAGGGATTTCCGCGTTCTTCGTTCCGGGTGGGCGGCCAAACCTTTTGCGGAATAGTTTCATGTTTAACCGTTTCTTTTTAACCGAGGTTTCTGAGCGTTCGAGATACTTTCCGATTGCCGCGTCCGAAAGCTCTTTGTAATGATCGCGTATGTATTGCTCATCGTTCTTGTTGTAATGCACACTCATTTCTACTCCTTTTTAGTTAGCCCTTTTCGCGGTTCTTTCGGTAACGAGTATAGCACGCGGTTGCGCGCCAAGTCAGGTGTTACCCGTATCAGAACGCCCTTTTGCACCAGTTCGCGCAATCGGCGGTCGGGCGACGCTTGTGGTCGCCCCCCGTCCGATAACCGCCGTAAAACATCCAGTGGCGTCCAATATCCAGTGTAAGTGTGCATTACTCCGCGCACCTCCACCCACGCAACGTGGTCCGGGTCGGCCTCGATAACCGATAGGCAAGCGCGCTGGTCGTCGGTTAGTCTTTCCATTATGACTCCAGTTCCATTTCGAGCGGCGTTGCGGAAAACCGGAGAAACTGGATCTTTTTCGCCATGGATACCATTTCGTCGATTACTTCAGCGAATTCCACGTTGCCTTCGTTCCGCGTAGCCGAAGATACATTTTCCAAATCGCGGAAGGATACCGCGTTTTCGAGCGCTTTTATTACGTCGTGGCTCGCGCCCAATATCCACCCGTCGCGGATTAATTCCAACCGGTAGCGGTAAACGCGCTCCTGCTCCCATACCTGTTCAGGGGTCATGCTCATAATTCATCGCCATCCTTACGAAAATAAATCGACAAGTCCGTCGCAATCGAAGCGCGGGGTTCATCGATAATCTCGACGAAGTCAAGTTGTAACTCTTTCGCGACTTTCTCGAACTTGGTTTTGTCGATCGACTTTTTCACGAGTTCCGGTATCCGCTCTTCACACCACTTCAAAGCGGTTTGATCGTCGTATTTTACCGTCTTGTATATCTTGATTTGGACGGCTTCGTGCGGTCGGACGTCTCCGGTTGCCCGGAAATGCTCTATTGCCTCTTCTCGCAAGGCTTGAATTTCAGCCTCGACCTGTTTTTCGAGTTCTCGAGTTTCCTCAATAAAAATGGCAAGGGCTTTGCCGTCTTCTGTCTCCGATAACCGGCATTCGATGATACCGATATTTTCATTAGTAAAGGCTAACCTATCGCGTAATAGGGCGAGAGATACGAGTTTTTCTTCTAACATAGTTGCTCCTTTAGAACGGGACGTTAAGATCGTTGATGATTAGTTCGAGCGTCTTCTTGTCGGTGACGTCCTCGGGGCGACAATTCAAGCCGTGCAATTTCATCACCTTCGCCCAACACGCTCTCGGGTCGTCGTCGGTTTCACATATCCGTCGTATTTCTCGTTGTAGCCCCTCTATCGACCCGTCAGGCGTTTCGGATTCCGAGACGGGGGTTTTGTCGGTTTGGGGTTTCGGCAACGCGTCTTGCCCGTCCTGCGATGCGACAGGGCGACGGTAAGTTCCCATCGTCCAATTATACAACGCTTTCGCAAGGGCAAGTATCGCGCCTGCGTCCGCTTCCTTATTCGCGTAATATTCACAGGCCGCCTTGATCGCACATTGCCGATTAATATTATCGTCTTTCGGCGAGTATCCGAGGTCAACGTGGTCCGGTTGCGAGGGTGTTTGCCTTTCGGCGCGGTGTTCCGGTTGCGGATAGACACCCGCGTTTGCCCGTTCCAAACCGAGTATCCGTGCTTTCGGGGTTATCCTGAGAACGAGTTTCGAGTGGTATTTGCCCTCCTTGTCCGTGTATTCGTCCTCGATTACGGCAAGGCCGATCAACCCGTTGTCCGTCATCATTGACTCCATTTGCACGTATTCGGTTACCGGCTGGAACTTATCGAAACCGGCGAACTCGATGTCGATCGATTCCTCAGCGTTCCCTTTCTGTTCGAGAATTCCGCGCTGGAATGAGTAGCGCCCGAATTTTCCTTCGCCGGTTTTGTAGTCTTTGAAAATCGTAACCATTCCCTCGATACTTACGATTTCGCCGCCCGTCTTATTGTTTTTCGGGCGCGGCACAAGCATACGGTTGTTAATAAGATTGTGTAGCTCGCTGACATTCATTTTTCCTCCTACTGGTTAGTTTCTTGTTTGGGTTCAGGGGTTTCGCCGTAAACATCCTTCTCGACGAGCGAGCAGATGTATTTTGAAAAATTCCCCCGCGTGAAAACGGCGGCGCGGCGAAGGGCAAGCTGGTATGTTTCAACCGGCAATGCTGATCCGACCGTGTGTTTCTGTTTTTGTTTTCGTTTCATATTTCCTCCTGTGGGTTTCGATTCCCGCGCAAGGTTTACCGTCATGACTGGACTGGACTATCTGTATTTCATTTTTCTCTTTCTCAGTCATCGCCACTACAAACTTCGATAATTGTTCCGGCACGAGGATTTCAAGGCCGTTTTCGCCGACCGTCCTTATACCCTGCAAAGACGTATAGGCAAGCGAGTGGCCGTCGGTCTTGGTAAGGGTTATCGTATCGCCGGAAGCCTCGATATGCGTGCCACGCATGGCAATATGCACCTCATCTGGCTTGTTTTAACGGCCTTCTGCAAGGCCAGCGCCTTTTTAATAATCGTTGAGGTGGCTATTGTCATATATTGGGGACAATCCCATTTTTATCCGCTCTACGACCATGACGCGCTCGACAAAATCGTATCGAGTGCGGAATCCTGCGCAGTTGGTCTCGTCCATGAGATTTGCAATCGTTTCCATTATTACTTCCTGCACGGATTTCCCATGGGGGTATTTGCAGATATATTTCGGGTTATCCTCAAATTTTGAAATTGCCGACTCGAAATTCTCAATCGCCTTTCTTTGAGGGCTATCTTCCGCAAGTTTGGCTTTTTCGCAATTTGCTTTCATTAGCGCGACCATTTCGCGATACGGTTTGGTCTCCACTTTTGCGCTTCTCTGATTTGATTTCATTTTGACTCCTTTGCCCCTTTCGGGGTCTTTGGTTTTTTCTTGTTTTCAACCGGGCTTTTCTCTCGCCCAAATGAAATATAATTTTTTTTTTGAAAAAAACAAGGGAAAAATAAAAATATTTTTATCCCTGAAACCCTTTATTTATAAGCCTTTGAGCGAAGGGGGCGAAAAAAGATTAAAAATTTTTTTGTTTGCCTTTTCCGTTTTTTGCCTTTTTCGACCGTTTTCATGATTATGAGATTTTGCAAGGTTCTATAAGTCATTATATATCAACTACTTACATCTTGACGGCTTGCGGGTTTGTCCTGTTTTAGGGGGTTTGCAGTCGTTCAGCGAATGTATTGCCGCTCTCAAGGTCGTTGCATCGACACCTATCAATCTTGCCGCCTCTACAATCGTGTAATTCTGCCGAGGGTAATCCGCGCGAAGCAGATACCCTCGGCTATTAGGTCTTGTTGTCGGAGTTAGCCCCATATTAAGCGCCTGTTGAACAGTAATTACCATCAATAGTTATCAGGCAAATCGTATTCGTCGCCTATCTCACAGACGCTGACCGCATCATGGTTATTCCAGTAAGGCGGGCGCGTCCGACACCGGCGTATCCCGTCTGCCTTAGGCAGATAGCGCGTTGCATGGCCATCCCTAACGAGGCTATAATCATCCTCGATAACCTCCACATCAATCATAGGCTTACCATCCTCGCCGCGCCGAATCATGCCCTGGCCAATAGAGCCTTTCTTCCCAATAAACTGGATGTTCCGCCGCAAAAGGCTCCGAATACTACTTGGCTTAGCAGTCGTAACCAGCCAACCAACCAACTTATGGACAGCCAACTCCGGCACGGGCATATTGTATTCCTTCGTCGATCCCACCCGCTGATGCCGGTTTTCGCCCGATAAAAATGCCCTGTCAATCTCGGTCTTTTTGCGCCAGTGAAATAGCGTCTCGAATCCTTCTCCCTCGGGAAATAGTGCCGAAGCACACCACCCATCAACGCCATCAATACGCCAACGCTTGATAGGTAAAACTATCTCGCACGGCTCTTCGCCACGACTTGGAGCCACCTTGCTACGCCTCATGTTATTGAGCGCATAATCAATGATTGCATCCAACATCGGCGGTTCTGCGGGGTCGTAATAGACCCCCGTGCCGTCGAGATTAAACGTGATTTTTAAGGCTTTTTCCATTATTGTTCGATCTCCTCATGTTTGTTGGTTAGAATCCTTGTCCCAAGGCTATTCATGTCCTTTAGCAAGGTGTGGGCTCCAAGGTCCCGTGCTTTCTTTGTTATCCGAGCGGTGGTTCGCATCTCCAGACCATATTTTTCGTAGATGTTCAGAACCGGAATGTCATGTTCCCACAAATATGCCGCAAGGTCCCGTATATCCCAATTTTGGATTGGGGTGCACCGTAACTTGTCATCGGCATAGCGGAATATCGACGGGTGAATGTCCGTATTATTCTGAGAACAGGTAATCTTACGCCCCCTGCTTTCATCTTTCGATAAACCCCAGAACCACCCGTCCCAATCGTCTCGCCTACACATATTCTGTAAGTCTCGGTCCCCGGCGTCTCGCCCTTCTTTCCACGAATCGAAATCAAAGAAACGATGCGTTTGCACTATGGTTAAATTGATTGGCCATTTCTCAATAAACCGTTCAATAACCTCCTGATAATTGAACATGTGCCAGGTCTCGTCGGAGGCGAGGAAATACATCGGCGTCTCGGGCGCAACCTCAAACACCATATGCGCAATGCATATAGACTGTTTCCCAAAGCTCAAAGACACATAAGATTTGGGGGCAACCTCGAACATCTCCTTGATGCCTTCGATCGCAAAAGCAAGACGACGTTTTCGCTCGGCAGTTTTCCGCCATAACATCCCCTCTAACAATTGCCCCTTGAGCTTATTCGTCTTTTGGATGTTTTCCAGCATCCTCCAGCTCCTTCCTCGGCGGTAACAAATAGACACAGAACTGATATAAGGGGCTTTCGACCTTATCCTCTGCCCATGTCTTGTATTCCTGCCAACCCTTTATCCCGAGCGCCTTTAGCGTCCATTTTGATGGTCTCAGAGATTCGAGGTCGTTACGGTTCGCACCCCGCGCGAAAGCGGCAAACACGTGTTCGTAAACCTCGACACAGTAATCTCTGTCTCTACAGTCAATTACTGCCTCATCGAAGCCGATATAACCATGACTGCCCGTGTTGACCGGACAACGCAAAGCCCCATGTTTCTTATAAGTCGTCGTTACGAACATCGACCAGGGGGCGTCCGAGAATCCGTTGAAAAGAACATCGCGTATAATATTCTTGTCAACTCGAACGAATTTTCCTCGCGAGCACAACCACGACGAAAAACGCTCCCAACGGAACTTCAGCGCGAAATAAGCCTCGATACTCATCGTGTCGCTTTCCGGCACAGCGAGGATATCCCACTCGGTGAAGTTGCTACTCAATGCGCTGTGTATAGGCACACACAGCCGCTCTTTTCCGGTCAATGCACAGGTTGACTCATGCGGTTCATGCTTCAGCTCGATCACAGCATTCCGCGAATCAAAAGGATAAGCCACTATCGCAGGACATCGCTCTTCTATCGCCGCTATATTGGCCTCGTCCTTTTCCTTCAGGGTGGCGGCATATTCAGCCGCCACCCCTTCCGGAACCTCGTCGAGCGCACGCCGAATCGCCGAATATATCAAATCTACTGCGTGCATGATCCCTCCTAAAGCAAGGTTGTTTTCAGCGCACCGATAGTCTCCAGATACGCGAGGATTTTGGACTTGTTGCTCTCGATGAAAGCGTCGTATGCGCATCCGTGAATTGAGTCTCCGTCGAAAGCCATTAAAACCTTTCCATGCCCCTCGCGCCCCTGCGCACCGAAATATCCCTTCTCGGCCACAAGTTCGAGGCCTTTCATCAAAGCCGCATATTCTATCGCTGTTATGATCGTTGCCGGATCAACCCCCCCGTCAAGAACTGCGCCTTCGCAGATAACCTCGGTATTGGTTATCATCCCGCGATGATTCTCCGATCGGTCGCGGTTCTCGATTTCCCCACGCGTCAGGAAATCCCAGTCAAACAACTCAGCAACGTCACGTTCACCCGTTCCCCACTGTTTGCATCGCGGGTGGAAATCCGCAACCTGAACACGACCCGAAAGGGACTGGTTGCCCGCTGAACCACCGAGTAGCGATAGCGGAACCACCATGTTCCGGAACTCGTGGAAACCTTCCGCGTTGACCGTTCCGCTCTTGCCAAGAGCCTCGTTGAGAGCTTTGAACTGCTTCTGGTTCGGATCCTCCATCGTGCCGCCCCGATACAACATATACTCGAACCATCCGGCAAGTTTCTTCTCACCGAACAATCCAAGAGACTTGAGATAATGATCGGCCAAAGCCTCCCGTATCTCGTGCCGGAAGCTGTTCGCACCGTAAAACGGAAGGTGTAGCTTGCGGCCCTTGTCCGTCAGTATCGACTTGCGGCGAAACACCGTAACGTTGCCTGCCTTAACATCGCCACCATGAGCGAAGGGCGACAAACACCGCAACTCGATGTTGATTGCAAACTTACCACGAGGCAACACAACCCCCGGATCGGCATCAACGTCGGGGATGTCTATCTCGGGATAAGCTTCGGCTCTTTGCTCATGGCCGAGGGTAATAAGCATAGCCATAACCCGTGGGTCGGTGCGCAATAGCTCCAATACTCCGTAACTGTCTGCGGAGCTATGGTGTTTGAAGAACTGCGCTTTCGTTTCGGGATATATTCCCGATATGTTCGCCCCGACCGACTTCGCAAGCCACTCCACGAACCTCATAAGGGTAGGTTGTGTGCCTGCCTGTAACAGCCTGTCCGCGTAAAAATCCACGAAGTCTCTTCCGACTTCGACCGTAGCCGCCTTTTTGACAGCGGCCAACATCTCGCAGGTGGCAACGAGGGGTTCGTTACCTTTGATAGCCTGCTTTACCATTGTGTTTTCCATGATTCCTCCATGGTTAAAGTTAATTGGATTCGTTACATAGTCATTTGCAGTCGTTCAGCTATAAAATATATTATATCCCGTATCTCCGAGGCTTTGAACCAAACCGCCCCGTCCGACCGCTCAACCGTATATACCAGTCCGTCCCGCACGGTTTCTTTCGCCCGCAACACGAACGCCGCTCCGTTTTTCCGTTCTGACCACAATAAGTGCTCTACTTGATGCTTTTCGAGCCGGTTGTTCTGGATTTTCAACTCGATCCACGCTAACCCGTCGCAAGTCTCGAAAACCCCGTCGCAAGGCCGCTTGTGTGCTGGGACGCGTGTTCGCGCCCCCTTCGCAACAGCATAGGCGGCACGGTGAACATCCGGTGTTTGGGTATATCGAGCGCCAATAGCGCGGCACTCCAACTCAAAGTGCCGCCGAAATGAATCCTCGGAAGGGTAATGACGGTTACGGATCATAGTTTCGGCCTCCCCTGTATCTCCGGCCGTTGAAATTCCATCGTTATCTCCTCGACCTTGACCCCGTGCTCGATTGCAAGGTCGCGTTTGATGTTGTATAATTGCCCTGCATAGATATTCCGCGCCTCTTCAGTCCTGACAATCTCGCCGTTTATCCGCCATACGAACTTGTAACCGTCGCGCTCAGGAAACAACTGCGGGTATTGCGCTTTTAGCGTTCGATACCCAACAGCGGCCACGTTGACCGGTCTTACCATTTCGTTGACCTCACCGATATGATCGTCCAGCGCGTCCTGCACGATTCCAGCCCAGAAATCGCACTCGCACTGTTGCTCTTCGGGCAAGGCTTGTCTATCCTCTTGTGTTAGGGCTAAGTATTCATCGAGGGTCATTTTCCACCTCCGGCGGTGTTACCTCTGCCCAGTGGGTAACTGTGACACCAATTCCGCATGGAATCCATTTACCATTTATCCATTGTCGTTTTTCCCACCATTTTGATTTAGAATAGGCTGTTCTGTTCCAAGTCAGATACCACCCATACTTCTTCGGTAACACTTCTTCGACCGGAGTCCAGCCGATTATAGATATTCGCTTTGGTGTTGTTATTTCGTTACTCATTATTCGGCCTCATCGCCCGCGGGGGCGGTTAAATCTTGCATTGCTCTCTGTATTTCTTCCTTGAGTTTTTGGGCTTCTGTCTGTGTCAAATAAGCAAGCGCCCTAAAATACCCGCCAGACTGGTTCTCGGCATGGACTTTCGATTTATTCCGCGCCCTAAAACTCCCGCCGGACTGGTTCTCGGCATGGACTTTCGAGTTATCATACGCCCAAAATTCCCCGCCAGACTGGTTCTCGGCATGGACTATCGATTTATCACACGCCCAAAAACTCCCGCCAGACTGGTTCTCGGCATGGACTTTCGAGTTTTTACGCGCCCAAAATTCCCCGCCAGACTGGTTCTCGGCATGGACTTTCGAGTTTTTACGCGCCCAAAATTCCCCGCCAGACTGGTTCTCGGCATGGACTTTCGAGTTATCATACGCCCAAAATTCCCCGCCGGACTGGT